CACATATGGGTGGTTTGGATGTTCTGGTTCAGGTATTTATAATACAGATGGAGAATTAATTGGTATACTATATGGAGTTGATGTTCAATATGCATATGGCGCACAGATACAAGAGAATATGATCTGGGTTGCTCCAATTAAAAATATTAATATTGATACTGCTCTCGATGCTTTTTGTAGAGGCAGCATAAAAAATTATAAAGCTTGCAAATGAATCGAAAATGGAATAAATTTCTCACCGAAGGTGAAAGAAAAGAAGTAGGAATTGTTGTTTGTCTCAATGATAAACAGCAATTTTTAGTTATTAGGCGCTCCGATATCGATCATAGGGCTGGACAATGGACAATTCCTGGTGGACATATTGATGATGAAGACGATTCTATAGAGTCTGGTGCCGTTAGAGAGCTTGATGAAGAGACCAATTTAAAGTGTAATATATCTGATTTAACTTATCTTGGAGAACCAAAGAACAAAAAGTATTATTATTTAACACAAAAATGGTCAGGGAAAGTAGATGTTGATAAACCCAATCCACATACCGGACAAGTTGAACATGATGATTGGAAATGGCTCACTATAGAAGAGGTAAAAGACTTGGAAAATAGCGAGATACCGATCTATTTATTGGAGAAAGCTTTAAAACTTGCAGGATTTGACGAAAATGGATGATTTATATGGCGCAATCGCTGAAGAATTTATGAATGAAGACGGAACCATTGACGAAGAAAGTCTTCATCAATGGTTTAAAGGTGGTGGTTGGCGCCAAGCTGGAGGAAAGTACGATGGAAAACCATGTGCTCGACAGCCCGGGCAGAAGACTACACCAAAATGTGTTTCGCGTAAGAAGTACAGTAGCATGTCTAAAAAACAAAGAGACTCCGCCGGCCGTCGAAAAAGAAAAAAAGATCCAGGACAGACTAAAAAATCTGGTGCAGCAAAGCCGACTTACGTAAAAACAGATCCACAGAAAGGTGGGCGCAAGAAAAAAAAGAAAAATGAGGATTTATACATGGATTTAGAACAAATTATTCAAGAAGAACTTGAAGCTGTGCTTGATGAAAAGAAGAAAAAGAAGGGTGGTAAAAAAGATGCATGCTATCACAAGGTAAAATCGCGCTATAAAGTGTGGCCATCCGCATATGCTTCTGGTGCTCTTGTCAAATGTCGCAAAGTTGGCGCTAAAAACTGGGGTAATTCTAAGAAAGAGTCGATTGTCATTGAGTTTGAAAATCAATTAGTAGAAAATGAATTGTATGAGCGTGTAGAAACGTTCCTTGACGAAGCGCTACACTATGGTTTAATTGAAGAAAACGATGAATTAAATGAAAAAAAGCGCAAAAAGAAGGGCTGTACACCTGCAAAAGGTAAGAAATATGCCCGCAGAGTGAAAGGAAGATGTGTTTCTTACGGTGCTAAGGGATATTCTATTGCTCCAGGTACATCAAAGGGTAATTCTTACTGCGCTAGGTCTTATGGAGACATGAAATCTCATGGAAAAGACTGCTCTGGAAAAGATAGAAGCACTCCATTGTGTCTTTCTCGCAAGAAATGGAAATGTTCAGGTAAATATTCACGAAAAGGCAAGTAAATATGGCCTCTGATGAACAAATTCTTGAAAAAACCACTGCGTTATTAGATATTTTACAAGAAAAATGCTGGGATGGTTATAAACAGGTCGGTTTAAAGAAAAAAGGCGACCGAATGGTGCCAAATTGTGTCCCTGTTAATGAAAAAGTACTCCGAGAAGTCACCGAAGACGAGATGCGAGTGCTTGAAGACGTCTTAGACGACCTTGATCCAGCTAATTTGCCCCTAAATGACCTTTTTAGCAACAAAATGCGCGTTGTTATACCTTTTCCAACCATAGATACTGGTTCTGAGCTTGGAAAGTTCGCAGAATTTTTCAGATCTCAAGAATACGACGTAAATTGGGAGAAAGGTATGGTATATGCCGAGCGTGATCTGCGCACATCAGACGATTTTCTTGATACTTTGATGGGTGGACCTGAACCAAAGAAGAAAACTAAGAAGATTCAGATGAAAATCGGCAAGCTTTTCTCCAAATTAGTGGATTTAAGCCGAAGAAAAGACGAAATATACCAAAAAGTATACAAATATATGGAGGGTGTTAATTACAAGCTAGCATCTGGCCTACCAATTAATACACCAAACCGAGTTACCGGAAAAATGCTCAAAGCAGCACTCGACGAGAAAGAATATGAGAATTTTGAAAGAATTAACACTCAAATTAACTTATATGTCGTAAATCCGGGTGTTGCAGGGCCGGCCGGATATGATTTAACCGATTTAGCCACAGAATACGGCGAATATTGGAAAAAGAACGCTGGATTCATCAAAAAAGAGATAAATAACCTTGATAATGACAAATATTCCATTATTATTACTCGACATCCGATAGATGTGCTCAGAATGAGTGATTTTGACACTATTACCTCTTGTCACTCTCCAGCTAGTCGCCAAAATGCCTATCAATCGTACTATAAATGCGCTGTAGCCGAGGCTCAGGGCCACGGAGCGGTAGCATACGTGGTTGAGACAGAAAACCTTCTGAGCGCCACTAACACGGGCAATATAGACAGCGCAGAGCAAGAAATACAAGAAGGTGAGATATTTGCTGACGATAAACGCCCATTTACCGGTGATATTGAGCCAATTTCTCGCACGCGCATCCGGCATGTTAGATATTACGAAGGTGACGAGCCTCCAAAGCGCTGGGATGATGGACAAGACGTTGGAATGCCTGAAAAGCGTGTCTATGGTATGGATATTCCCGGTTTAGTCAACCAAGTTACTGATTGGGCAAGAAATAGCCAGGAAGAAGTCATCGCAAATATGCCAAAACAAGATGGTATGATTGATCTTAGTAAATTTATGTTATTTGGAGGTTCATATGAAGATACTGCCAATAAAGCCGGCCGACTCGCGTTGATGAAACAGCTTCTTGGGCCGGGCGTGGAAGTTGAAGGCTCGATGAAGCAAAATACCGACACAGAAGATGATCTGGATGCCAATTTAGTTGGGGATATTATCGCACAATACGAAGGGGAGTGCGAAGAAATAATGAATGAGTACAATAATACAATGGCTCAAACATACTCTGACTATGAAGTTCAAGATGATGGTGCAGACAGTGCTTATATTAGACCTTTTGCGGCGTTTATTGCAAAGTGGCCGGTTGATGAATGGAAAAGACTACCCGGCAATGATGAACAAGTTGTGTGGAACTCTGTTGATGAAGTAATTGCGATATATGGTGATATATTCGAAGATTCGAATAACTATACACCCGTTATTCGTCGTGTTCGCGAAGAAATACACTTAACTATGAAGGTTAATTTTGAACACCCTGACATTTATGGTAATGGTTATATGGCTATGCCAGAAGAATACAGAGAAGCACTTGAAAACATTGATAGTATAATCGATGATAGAAGAGATGCTTTTGAAGCTGTCCTCACTGATTATTTTAAGCGTGAGGGGCAAATGGAAGGCGGTAGATATATGGAACTCGCCATGTCTATTGAAGACAGAGCACTTACCTCATATGAATGGGATCTAGACACTGATGGAGAATACTCCGAGTCGTATGAGTCTACAGCACGTTATACACATTACTACGATCCAGAAGATTTAGGATTAAGCATTGAGGTGCTAAAACAGATTGTTGATTCTCGTGACTTTAAAATTGAATTGAGAAAACAACTTTTAGAAGAGCCAAGAAAAGCAATAAATACACGATATTACTTATCTATGGATGCTGTGACAGTTGAAAAAGGCGGTGAGATTGGATATACCGCTGTATTTTCCATTAATGCTGACGAGCCTGATATTATGGCTCAGTTGTTTCAAGAGCTTGTAGAGGGTGAGATGGATGATGAAGACAACCTTAATGTAGTATTCAACAGGGTACTAGCTCAGTTTGTTAATTCTCGCAAGCCTGCGTTTATGCAAACAAACGAATCAGTTGTTAAAAATTGGAAGGACTATTTAAGATTATGAAGCTTATACTTGAAAATTGGAGACAATATATGGCGGAGGATATGCCTGAAGATTGTCCGGAACCTACTCAAAATCCTAAATTAAATGACGAGAATAAGCTTAAAGCAGCAATGGATAAAGAAATTCAGTATGGATATCCAGAAGAAATGCTGTCTCAAGATAAAAAATGTGGTAATTGCGCAGCTTTTAATGTCTCAGAAAACATGATTAAATGCGGTGGCGCCTCTGAGGATTATTCCACTGGCTATTGTATGATGCATGAATTTACTTGCGCTGCCGATAAGGCATGCCTTACTTGGGCGCCCGGTGGACCTAAAACAGAAGATTCTTTGCAAGAAGAACTTTTAAAAGAAAAATGTTGGAAAGGGTATGAAAAGAAAGGCATGAAAAAAATGTTTGGTAAAATGTACCCAAATTGTGTCAAGAAGAAAAAGAAAAAGAAGAAGAACGAAGAAATAGAGTTAGATGAGGCTGACCCAAAGAAGGGAACCGGAAAAAAGCCTAAAGGTTCTGGTCGTAGATTATATACCGACGAGGACCCGAGCGATACCGTGTCGGTAAAGTTTTCTACTGTTCAAGATATTAAAGATACTCTTTCTAAAGCATCTTTTAAGTCTAAATCACATAAGCGTCAATCACAAATTATAAATTTAATACACCAAAGAGCTAGAGCAGCGTATAATAATGCTAAGGATCCTAAAGTAAAAGCACGCTTAAAAAAATCATATGATTATGCTAAAAAACGTAAGGAAGCCTCAAAAAAGAAAACACAAAGGATGAATAAAAACAAAGATGAGTAAATATCTACAAGACCCTGATTATCTTTTTAGCTTACTTACTATTCTCGTTAAGAAAAATGGTGGCAAAATTAAAATTAGTGAAGAAGAAATGAATAATGTATCGAAGGGTGATCTTATAGGCATGTATTATGAGCCAGATACTAAAAGTTTGATATTAAAAGAAGTTGATACTCAAGATATGCTTAAGGCTAGAACAATCGTTAGCGATAAAATCGATGAAACTTACGATAACTAATGTATGTTTACAATGCCAAGCTTGTTCGAGTAATTGATGGAGACACAATAGATGCTGTCATAGACTTAGGCTTTGATGTTTGGGTTAAGAAGCGAGTAAGATTATATGGCATTAACACACCAGAAACACGCACTAGAGACCTTAGTGAGAAACAGGCAGGTATTGCAGCTAAGAAACGTTTGCAAGAGCTTATAGACAATTCTGGAGGCACGTTTCAAATTCAATCTCACGGAATTGGTAAGTACGGAAGATGTCTTGGGACACTATTTATTGACGATACTAACATAAATGTGCTATTATTAGAAGAAGGCTTGGCTGAGAAATATTAATGAAACTCCTACTTGAAAATTGGCGAGAGTATTTAAATGAAGTCGGCGGACTGGATACAAGCTGGGATAATGTTCATATTGATGATGTTTTCAAAATTATAGGTAAAAGTTGCAATGAAGGTAGAAAATGCAAGTATATGCCAGCCACTGAATTAGAACAAAAGATTAAAAATAAAGAATCTCTTGAAAACATTAGAAAAAACTTAGATCCTGATAGAATAAAAAAGGCAAATTATAGCTTCCCGCTAATTGTTTTAGTTGATAACGATGAGTATCAAAATATTCTTGATGGCAATCACCGATTTGCAGCAGCATTAGCAGACAATGCAGATGTTAAAATTAAAGAATTATATAATGATGAGTTTGATAAATTACTTGGAGACACACAATGAAAATCCTACTTGAAAATTGGCGAAAACATTTAAACGAACAACAAGATCAAAGGTCTCGTAAAGAGCCAACACCATTCAAAAGCAAAGCTCAAAAAAGATATAAGAAGAAAAGAAAACAAAACGATATCTACTCAACTGTATCAGGACACAAAAATTTAAAATCTGGTGCACCATTTAACACCACACCTCAGCGCGCTGGTACGGATAGATTACGATTTGAGAATACACTTCTTGAAAATATAGGACGAGCATCGCGATTATCCATCTTTGATTTTGATGAGACAATTGCTTTTACTACTGGTGTTATAAACGTTATCAATAAAGAAACAGGTGAAGAATTTCAAACTAAATCTCAAGAAGAATATGATGCTATCAAAGATGATGATAGATATGAATTTGATTTCTCTCCTCTCGATCAAGTAAACGATGCAACTGAGAATCCTAATATTACGTCCATTCTGAGAGAAAGATTATCAGACTCCGATACTCAAGTCATGGTTCTAACGGCACGGGCGCCGGTATCAATTGACGATATTCACAGAACATTGCGCACATTTGATAAGCCAATTGAAACTAGTGACATTATTATGATTGGAGTAGAAGGCCAAAACAAAGGCAATTATTTAGCAAATGTTGTGCTTTCAAAATATGAAAATATTAAAGAAATAGAATTTTACGATGACTCACAAGGCAACATCAATGACATGATTCAAATAAAAAAAGAACTTGATTCAATTAATCGTCAGATAAAATTTAATATATATTTGGTGAAACATGGTACACCAGAATTAGTGAGTGAGTGATACGACTACTTACTATGTGGAGGCATAGCAAATGAGCGATGCAAATGGATGGGAAACCTACTCAAAATTGGTGTTGCAGCAACTTGAAACCATGTCAAGTGGTATTGAGGCGCTGCGAACTGAATTGCAAGACGTAAAAGGTCAGTTAACGGAACTTAAAGCAAAAGAAGACCGCGTACAGGATCTAAAAGCTTGGAAAGAAAAGATGGATGATGTAGCATCCCCACCTCAGATTAAGGCTGCTATGGCGGAGATAGAAGAACTAAAAGAGTTTAAAACTAAAGCTGTCACTGCATTTATGGTAATTCAAGCCTTGATGGCATCAGCATTGGCCCTAACAAATATGTTCTAGATGGCTAAAAAATTAACTGAAGAATTAATTGCACGAATAAAGTTGGCCGCGGCTCAACTTAATGGTCGCATACCATACAAAGAACAAGAAGAAATTGATACAATACAACTAATACCAGAAATTTGTATCAAAGGCACAGGGTATATGTTCTGCTATCAGCCAGATAGTAAGTCTTTTGTGAAGATTGAGCGTGGTCAAAAGGCGCTTATTATAGAGGACAAAGGGGATACGTATCTAATTTATACTTTTGATGGCTTTTTAGTACGAATTGATAAAGACGAAGTTCTACAAACCGGATTTGATTAATGTTATTTCAAATTAATTTATTTTGGAAATTAATTTTTACATTATGTTTTTTTTGGTTTTTGTATTTTACGATTGGGTTTGAGTTGTGTGTTGTAACAATATTATCACTTTTGTTAGTATTTCAAAACGATAATAGTGAGTAATTATTATGGGGGATAATTTACTCATATGTCCAATAAAAAAGTCAAATTATTTGCATTTGATGAAAAAGCAAAAATGTCTAAACCTACCAACAGGATGTTTACTTTAAAAATTTTGTTTGCCAATAACATTAAAGATGTAGCCATATATAAAAGTTTTGAAGAGGCAGAAACTCAATTAATAAAATATTTAAAAAAAGGCACTTGTGGTTGGATAGTTAGTAATAATGAATGAAAAGGATCAATTTGGAGAAATAGCTGCTCAAGAATTTAATATTGGAGATATTGTTCAATGGACTACCTGGAACACATCATCCGAGCAGTGGGATATTAATTACGGCATTTTAATGAAGTTAGAAAATATGATTCGGTCAAATCGAATGGTTTCTATTGCTACCGTTAAACCACTAAATGAACAATTTGAAGAAAAAGAATTATTTACGCTAAGCCTTAAGCTGGTTAAACCACATAGTTTTGATAGTGAAATGAATAGTTAAACACTATTTATAGTGGGTTTTTATGAATACTGAACTATTACGAAATATCATTAAGCAATTCATACCATTTGCTCAAAAGCATATTGGATTTAAAGATCCTCCGCGCTTGTTTCTCAGAAATGACCCAGAAAATGCAAAAAACCCCTTTGGCAAAACCGCATTTTACGATCCAAATGAGAAGGCTGTAACTTTGTATGTTACTGGTCGACACCCAAAAGATATTTTAAGGTCCTTGGGACATGAGCTTGTTCACCATAAACAAAATTGTGCAGGACAATTCAGTGATTCTGACGATATGGGTGAAGGATATGCACAACGAGACCCACACTTACGACAGATGGAAATGGAAGCTAATAGAGATGGCAGTATGTGTCTTCGTGATTTTGAAGACAAGTTAAAGAAAGAAAACACTATTTATTACGAACATCTACAAAAAGGAGATAAAAAGATGTCTACAAAAGATTGGAAAAACAAAGAATTAACCACCCTTCTTTCAGAAGCATGGGGGTTTAAATTTAACTCACTTCAGGAGTTTGAAGAATTTAATGGCTCCGGAGAACTTCAAGCAGAAGCTGAAGAAGAATCACTTGAAGAAGGAGAAGAAGAAGAATTGGATGAGCAGTCAAAGACCGACTCTGCAGACCGGGGTGCCGGTAGAGCACAAGGTGGTCGGCGCTTAGATGAAGAGGAAGATGAGCTTGACGAGGCCCTTGAAGAGGGTGATGATGAAGAACTTGACGAAGCTGCAAAGCCCGACTATATCGATTTAGATAAGGATGGCGACAAGGAAGAGTCTATGAAGAAAGCCGCGGCAGACGCCAAAAAGAAAAAGCATGGCGATGATGATAAGAAAAACGAATCAGTTGACCCCCTTCAAGAAGCAATTGCTAATCTTCTTCGCAAGAAGCTTAGAGGTTAAAACAATGAACGGTAAATATAAAAGTTGCACTTAAAAAGTGTAGAAGCCGTTTTATTCAAAAATTATTATTAAACTTAAGAGAGGACAAACATATGTCATTAAATTCTGATTGGCGAGATTTTCTTACTGAGAGTCTAGATGAGAAAAACATCTTTACCTATATTCAAGGTCTCCAAGAAATAATTTCCAATCTCAAACCTAGAACTATGACTGAAAAGCGCAGATTGCAGATTGCGAAGACACATCTGCGTGAAGTTAAAAGATTTGCCAGAAGAATGGAAAACGATATGTCTGTTCTCCAAGAGAAGCTTAATATATTAGAAGAGTCGAAGGGAGATGAATAATGGGTGGTGTCGCAGGGCACATGGCCCATTTGTCAGAGGATACTGACTTAACATTTAGCGAGATAGTAAGCATATTGGGCAAAGTCGCCAATGCCGATATTAAAAACGCTACCGAAAAAGTCGATGGTCAAAACTTGTTTTTGACCGTTGATGATTCTGGAGAAGTTAGGACTGCCAGAAACTCCGGAGATGTTAAAAAAGGTGGCATGTCTACGGACGAATATATTAGTAAATGGTTAGGTCACCCAGCTGAAAATGCCTTTACAAATGGCTTTAAAGCTATCTCAGCGGCTTTACGGAAGTTAAGTCCTGATGACTTACAAGCAATCTTTGCTGGCGGCGATAGATACGTTAATAGGGAAATAATGTATCCTAATAATCCTAACATTATTTTGTACTCTTCACCAAACATTGTGTTACATGGTCTACAATATTTTGGTGATGAACAAGAAACACCTGAAATGCGTCAGTTAACAAAGCAAAAGTTTTCAAAGCTTGCTGGATTAGTTGATGGCGCATCTGAGTCTGTTGGAAGAGAAGTATGGTCTGTTAATGGCCCAAAGCTTGTTGCTCTTAAAAAACTAGCTGATGGTTCTGCCTTAGAGGCTGTCACAAGTAAAATTCGTAATTTTGCCGCTCCTGTAGGAATGGATGCAACTTTGGGAGACTACATCGAACAAGTCGTAGAAGGTTATACGGAACAAGCCGGCATGCCATCAGAGGTTACTGAAAAACTTATAACTTTAATGTTACGACCTGACGAAGCAAAAGAGCAAGGTATTTCTGTTGTTAACCTCAAAAAAGGCCTTCCTAAAGAATTACAAACCATGGTTTCAAATTTAGGAGCTAAGACAAAGTCCAGAAAATATATTGCTAGTATCTTGAAACCCATCGAAGTAGCCATTAGTGATTTTGCCATTGAGGTGCTGCGTGGGGTCAAAAGTTATTTTGTCTCCGACAATGATCAAGAAGTTGCGCGCATGAGAGCAGAATTAGAACAATCGATTGCGTACCTTAAAAATCTGCAGGCCTCCGGTGATGAAAAAATGGGCGAACTGGTCGACCAGCAACTCGCTAAGCTTGGCGATGTTGAAAATCTTGCATCATCTATGGAAGGCGTGGTGTTCGAATATCCACCCGGCTCAGATAAAATTTATAAACTAACTGGTGCGTTTGCCATGGCCAACCAAATTATCGGACGTGCTCGACGCTCAGGTATGACTGAAGATGAAGAATTAGAGTTAGAAATTATTGAAGATGAATCAGACGACCCAGTAGTAGATACTGACTATCCCAAAACTGTAGCTGTTGTTCCGGGGGCATTTAAACCACCTCACAAGGGACATCTGGATATGGTGCGCTCATATGCTAATATAGCAGATGAAGTCGTGGTATTAATCTCTCGGCCTACAAAAAGCGGTAGAAAACTTCCAAATGGTCGCGAGGTTACCGCTGAAGATTCTCTAAAAATATGGAATGTGCTAGCCGCCGGCATGCCTAATGTACGTGTTGAGATTTCTACACACGCATCTCCAATCAATGCCGCATACGAATATGTAGGTGACGAGGGTCCGCTCAACGTTGGTGATAAAGTTGTACTAGGATGTAGCAACAAAGGTGGCGATTGTAAAAGATGGACTGGAGCTGAAAAATACATTAAACAAGGAGTTGAACTTGTACCAGTTACCGGTGTAGAGCCCACTGCCCGCGCGGGTGGAGAGCCATATAGCGCTACTGATTTTCGAAATGCTCTTGGTGGTGCTTTAGATAATCGTGCTGAAATAGCTGATTTTGTTGGTGAAGAAAACGTAGACGCTGTATTAGGTATACTTGGACTTGGAAACATTGAAGAAATGTCTGGTGCCGGCGGAGGCGCAGTGGCGGGGTATGCTGCCCCTTTGGGATCTGGGTCGGGTAGACCCAAGAAAAAAAGAAGTAAACAAAACGAATATATTGATTTAAGCTTGATAGATGAAGTTATTGAACTAATTATGAAAAGAGGCATTACAAAATGAACCAAGAAGAAAAAATTCTCAGAGAGAACATAAGACAAATCATTCGACTTGTCAAACAAAAGAAAAATACTGAAGAAGATACACTTCGTCAGGTTGTACGTGAATTTATTGACATTGAAATGCAAACCTTAACGGAAGCTGGTCCCGACGTTGATCCTACCCCAAATAAATCCACTGGTATTAATGTT